GATGGCAAGAGTGACAAGCCTAAGAACAAGGAAGCTATCAAGCAAGCATTAAAGGTTGCAAGTGGTGTATACAAGGGCAACCTAGATGACTTTGTTGAAGGTGCGACACACTACCATGCCTACTATGTGAATCCTAGTTGGGCAGAAACTAAGACTTATGTAACAAGAATAGATGACCACATATTTTATAGGTGGGATATTGAAAGGAGTAAGAAATGAATATAAGTGATATGCTATGTGATATGTATGACATTAAACAACAAGTTAAACAAGCTAAGTTATATGATAAACCAAAAGATAATGATGGCAGTAGTTTTACTGTTGGGGATTGTATTGAGAATGTCATTGACCAACTAGAACAAAGATATAATACGATATGGGAGATTGAATAATGAACTTAATAGAACTTGAGAAACATATCAAAGAGCATAAGATTATAGAAGCTATTAAAGATGGTATAGCAGATGGCTTATTGCATGGCGAAAGAGATGACACTAAGTCACATCATTACTATAAGATAGGCTATGATTATGGTTGTGTTATGTTTGATATGTTAGGTACAGATGTATGCAGAACTAAAATAAACGATAAGGAGATAGCATGAATAGATTTATTATAGAACAAACACCACAAGAGATTGCTAAGTCTCTATGTGACCAACACATAGTCAAGATGCCACTTGAAGAAGCACAGATGTTATGTACTTCACTATGGCATCATGCACCTGACTATGCAGAAGAACATGGTTTGTATAAACCTGTACATCAGAAACACCCTTGCACACTATGGGCAATGGAGTGTCAACTTAATTACATATGGGCATTTAGTTTATATGATGCCATGTTGACTGAATACACTAACAGATATAAAAAGATACATGGTGCAGTCAAACACTTTACACCTTTATGGGAAGGCAGGAAGTTTGTACCTGATTGGAAGAACTTTATGACACCCCACCCACAATGTTTTAGTGGGCATGATGACTTGAAGACAGATGAGAACTTTCCTATCGAAGCATATAGAGCATTTTACAGAGTTGACAAGATGAGATTCGCTAGATATAACTATACAACTAAACCAAAATGGCTAGAAGGAGAGATAGCATGAAAGTAAAACAGTTAGTTAAAATATTAGAAGCAGTAGATGATAAGCTACCTGCTGATATGTACGAGTTAGATGAAGTAGAGCATCACTCTACAAACCATGATGAACCAATACGTATTGCAGATATGGATGTAATACATTTAGTTAGAGCATTTAGACATCAAGAACGTAAATTAACTAATCAATTAACTGTTGATGTGATATCCAAATTAGCAAGGGAACGTGACATGTGGAAAGAGAAAGCCATGAACATGGTTGATAAACAAACATATGAAGCAGTTATGAGAAGCCAATCTAGAAAAGGTTGCAACTATGTATTCAGCGAGATACCTAACGACACAGATGGTCAGGAGTTTGTTGACACTATGAAGAAGTATCTTAACAAGGACTCATACAAGATGAGAGTAAGAGGACAGCATATTAAACCTGAATTGAGAGGTACAGGTGCTACATATTGGGGTCAAGGCTTACATGAATCATCTCATATGAGAATTTATATTGACACAAATAAAAAGAAAGGAGAATGATATGGTACAAGTATTTTATACGACATTCGCTTTGTCACTTATGTATTTAGCATATGTTATATCAACTAAGTTTGTTATATAAATAATGCAGATATGGAGAACAAATACTAATATGTTAGTTCCTTACTATCTTATGCACTCATATTTATATTATGTTATGAATGAACCTATCATTGAGGACATAGAGTATGATGAGATATGTAGGGAACTAAAGGAGAAATGGGATAGTGTTAATCATTACCACAAACACTTAATAGATAAGCAATCATTAGGTGCAGGAACAGGTTATCAATTACAATATAATAAACGTATTGAACTTGCATCACTTGCATTGCTCAATAAAAGTAAGGAGAAATAAAATGAGCAAACATAATTGGAAATTTGTTAGGCACAATTCAAAAGGTGAGGCAATTTTTAGAAAAGATACTAATGAAACTCTAGAATTTGTTGAAAAATATTTACAAGATAATAAAATAGATTACATGGTAAATATTCCTGCCTCTATGCTTTGGATTACTAATGATGAAGCAAAAGAATATGTTTATTATTGGACTACAGGCAGATGGGCAAGAAGACAACGTGCTTATGAGAAACATTATCATAGTAATGGTATAGAAGATTTTGTTACAAGATTTCTAAATAGATTTGCCGAACAAAACAAAAAGGAAAGACAAGATGCAGTTAAAAAACTTAGTCAATGATTATTATTTATCCTTTGATTTCAAGAACTTACGAGAAGAAACTAAGAAACAATATCAATATTTTCTTGGGGTAATGCTTGATACAAAAATAGAAGAGAAGACATTATCTAAACACGACTACACTAAGTTATCCACACGTTATGCAAAAACTGCATATAACATTTGGTGTGAGAAAGGTGTACCGATGGCTAATCATGTTATGTCAGTCACACGAGTTGTCTTTAATCACGGTATCAGAGAGGAGCTATGTAATGTTAATCCTTTCGCTAGTATACGTAAGAGGGTCTCTGAGAGGCGAAAGGTAGTTTGGGCTAGAGAAGATGTCCAAAAGTTTTTAGATACTGCATACAGCGATTTTAACACCCGTAATTTAGGTATCATTGGTCACATGGCATATGCTTGGTGTCAAAGGTTAGGAGATATGAGGTTACTAGAATGGTCTGCAATAGACTTCGATAAGCAAACAGTACACATAGAGCAATCAAAACGTAAAGCAGATGTATATTTACCTATTGATGATGACTTATTTGATATGTTAAGGCAACAAGAGCAAGACTTTGGCTTCCAAAAGTATGTTGCACCAAGACCAAAAGCTATAAAGGGTGAATACAGACCTTATTCTCTACATAAACTGCCTGTATTTGCTAGGAAACTAATGCAACAGGCAGGTTTATCTGACGAGTTGCGACTGTCTGACCTAAGAAGGACAGGTACGACAGAAATGGTGGATGCAGGTGTAGGAATAGGGCAAATTATGTCAGTAACAGGGCACTCTAACCCTAATAGTGTTAAACCTTACATGAAAAATACTTTAATTAGTGCAAATTTTGCATTGACAGAACGAAAAAAGCATGATACAAGCATAACAAATGCCGACAAAGAAAGTGTATAATACATGAGTAATATATATAACATTGTAAATGATATGAACATTAGCAATGGTGTTACAAAAAGAACTAACTGTCCTAATTGTGGTGGGTATAATACTTTTACTGTTACAAATAATATGGGTAGTCTTGTGTGGAATTGTTATAAGGCTTCTTGCAACATAAAGGGTGGTACACGTATTCATTTATCTGTAGATGACATACGAACTAGCTTTGGTGGAGTCAAGGAATTTGCTGAAGAAAGTTTTAGACTACCTGACTATATCATTCCTTATACAGGTGAAAATTATTATGGTATAGATAATAAACATTTAATGTATGATGTAAAAGAAGATAGAGTTGTGTTTGTAGTTAAACATAATGATGAGATTGTAGATGCTACAGGTAGGTCTTTAAAAAATAAACTACCTAAATGGAAACGTTATGGAAAAAGCACCTTGCCTTACACCTTTGGTTGTGGTAAGGTCGCAGTAGTTGTTGAGGATTGTGTGAGTGCGACAATAATAGGTAATGATGTATTAGTTGGGGTAGCTGTGTTGGGTACATCACTTTCTGATTCGCATAAGAATTATCTTGCACAATTCTCAACAGCAATAATAGCATTAGACCCTGATGCTTTACCCAAGACATTATCCTTCGCCAAAGAACTAAGAGGATATGTAAACAATATAAAAGTTGTAAAACTGAAAGATGATTTAAAATATAAGAATGAAGAAGATATGGATAAATTGCGATGCCTTATATAAAATGGGATAACAAAAAATCTGACGATGATATGTGTCCTAACTGTTATGAAAAGGACATGAAAAGGCTAGGAAAGAACGGAAGGTTTTGCAGGTCTTGTAAAACTAAATTTTTAAAACCCTATAAATTAAGGAGAAAATAAATGGAGTTATCATTAATAAGAAGTTTAATGGATAAAGAGTTCTATGATGAACATAGAGGAGCTAAATGTCCTGACAGATTGTTTAGCAAAGATGTAAGAAAAATTAAACAGTCAATAGATAAGGCTATAGAGAGATACAATAGGTCTGTTACACCTGATGAGATAGAGGCTTTGTTTATGACTTCTAACCCCACATTTACAACAGCACAAAAGGCTGTCTATAACAGTCTGTTTAATCGTATAAAGAAAGAACAGGCAATGGGAGTAGACATAGCACAAGAAGTGTTGTCTAAGTTGTTTCAACAAGTTATTGGAGAAGACATAGCTAATTTAGGTTTTGATTATGTTAATGGAGACAAGAGTAGTCTTGAACCCTTGAGAAGTTTATTAGAGAAGTATGGGGATGACTTTACACCAAATCTTAATATTGAGTGGGATGATATTGATTTAGATACACTTCTAGCTAAAAATGATTTGGAAGCACGTTGGAGTTTTAACATACCAACTCTTACCAAAGTTATAGAAGGTATAAATGCAGGTCACTTGATTGAGGTAGGTGCTAGACCTAACACAGGTAAGACATCTTTTCATGCTAGTTTAATTGCTAGTCCACAAGGGTTTGCACATCAAGGTGCTAATTGTATAATCTTATGTAACGAAGAATCTGCTCACAGGGTTGGTGCAAGATACCTGACGGCTGCCACAGGCATGACTATGCAAGATATTAGAAAGAACCCTAGTCGTGCAAGAGACTTATATGCACCTGTTAAGGAAAGAATCAAGATAAAGGATGCAACAGGTCGTGATATGGCATGGGTTGAAAGTGTTTGTAAATCTTATAAGCCTGATGTAGTTCTCTTGGATATGGGAGACAAGTTTGCTACTACAGGTGGATTTGCTAGGACAGATGAAGCACTCAAGGCTAATGCAGTATATGCTAGACAAATAGCTAAACAGCACGAGTGTGCTATGTTTTACATGTCACAACTTAGTGCAGATGCAGAGGGCAGGATAGAGCTTAATCAGTCTATGATGGAAGGCAGTAGAACAGGTAAAGCCGCTGAAGCTGACCTCATGCTTTTGATAGCGAAGAATCCTACTACAACTGTAGATGGTGATGAAGAAGATACACAAAGACATATTAATGTTGTCAAAAATAAGTTGACAGGTTGGCATGGTCGTATAGAATGTAATCTTGAGTATAGAACAGCGAGGTATGTAGTATGATTAAAAAGTGTAATACATGTGATATAGAATTAACAGATTATAATTGGAGTTCTTCATGGAAGAAAACAAATAGAACACAATGCAAACAATGTTCTTTTGAATATAATAAAAATTCTAATCCTAATAGAATGTATG